ATACTTCTAAACTGCCTCTAAAATGCTATATTTAGTAACAAATTAGTAACATAGAAATATTATTTTTCTTTACCCTGTAATGATGCCATCGGCAATCGCTTATTTTACCCTGTTTGAGTACAATGCCTTGCACGTCTTCTTACCGCAATAACTACCTACAGTGCTCCACCCTAACTGTTTCCAATATCTCTTCAACTGCGCAGTTGTCATTTTACCCCAGATCCCATCTACTTCAATGTTAGTTCCGGGTGTTAGTTTGTTCAATTTCTTCTGCATCCATTTAATCGCGTTTTTAACAGATGTCTTTTTAACAGTCGTGTATCGTTCTTGATCATACGAAGGTCTTGCAAATCCGCGGATTACACTTTTATTTCTCGTTCTTCTCATTACAGCTCCGCCATTATCGTTACTAGATAGAGATGTATTACCCTCGATCGTTGTGTATGTACCGTTATCATTTACTTTTTCTACAATTCCGATGTGCGATGCTCTTCCTTTTCCAAAGTCCATCAAGCATAAATCACCAGGTTTACCTGATGAATGCCACTGATCATGCTTCTTGTAGTAATTTTCCACATCTGGACAATACGCTGTTTTTCCACCTCCAAAGAAAAGTTCTGAGGCATCTGCTAACCTAAAAACATCCCACACAAATGCACAGCACCAGGGATAGCTCGCTCCTTTTACTTCTCTTCCATAGTAATCTGTATTAAATTTAACCTTATTAGATCCTGCAGGGTTCTCTTTTGTGCCAAGATAGCTTGTTGCCTTTTTTATAATATCACTTGCTTTTGCCATTATTTTTCCTCCCTATTTTCTTGATCTCCTTGCAAAATATCTGCCTGATGTTCTACCTGTGATCGAATATTTTTTACGAGCGGTTTTAAAAAACCAGGAATATTTACGCCTATATCCTGAATGTTTTCTAAATTTGATATGATCTCATTGCATGTAATCCATACTTCTACAATGCTTGCAACTGGAAACGAGAACGGAATTTTTATTCCTAAATTTGCTAGTGAATATTCCAATAGCACATCTAATATTGCTCCAACAATTACAAGCAACCACATGCCCACCTTTTTAAATATTCCTCTCATTGATCTGTAGGAATTAATGTCTTGCTCTCTGAATTTACTTGCAATCAATCCTGTGATGTAATCTGTTACATTGCTTGCTACCATCAGCACCGTAGGAATTGCAAGTACTCCTAATATTGATGTAAGAAAGGATCCAATTCCTATTACTATTGCTTTTAAATAATTTGCCTGTTCCATATTTTTCTTCATGACCTCACTTTCCTTTCTTTTATTCAACTACCTCTACATCTTCACTATCCTCATATTCACAGCCTTCATCAGCATAAGACTCTTGGTCTTCTTTCGTGGCTTCTTCAAATTCTTCTTGGGAAATTTCAATACCTTTACATAGATGACACTTTTTACACTCCTGCTCGATCGCATAACCTGTTTGAAAATCTGGATCAGCAGCATAACCCGTTTGAACCCATTCGTGATTACAATGATCCATTTCTTCATCATCAATCTCTTCTTCTGAATCATCTGATTCTTCCTGATCATCCGAAACCTCTTCTGCATTTTCGATATCACTTTCTTCTTCCGTTGAAATTCCTGTTTCTTCTATATTAGGTTCTTCTGATTCTTTGGTTTCTGTTTTAGGCTTTTCTGCTGTAGTTGTTTCTTTCTGCTTTTCTGCTGTAGTTGTTTCTTTCTGCTTTTCTGTTGTTGTAACTTCTTTTTTAACATCCTTCTTCTCTGCTTTCCCTGGTGCTGCGAACGCATATGTTGCTGCCAGCATTGCACAGATCACTACTGCAGTTGCTGCGATAATTCCTTTTTTCATGTTTTTTTCCTTTCTGTTTTTTAGTTTTTTGCACAAAAATAAGACCTTTATTGGTCTTGCTCTGATTCTCATATTTGCTTGTCTCCTTTCTTGACTTTATTGTAAAAAATTGTTATAATTTTAAGAAAGCTTCCCCTTGAAGCTTTTTTCATACTTTTGTGCATATATACTCCTATGCACGATAAAAAGGACGTTTTTTAACGTCCTTTTTATGCTTTATATAATGCATCTCTTATGACTGCTCTTTGTAACTTCTTCTGTTACACTTGCATACTCAAGTGTTGTTGCTATGTTTGAATGTCCAAGAAATTCCTTGATTTCTTCGATTGGCATGCCATTGTCCCTGGCATTTCTTGCTGTTGTATGCCTGATCAAATGTGGGTGTACCCTTCTTCCGATACCAGCTTTTTCTCCCAATTCACGAAATCTTTTTTCGATTGCTGCTTTTTTCAGCCGATCATGAGGTGCTCTTTCTCCGATAAATAGTGCTGAATTATTGTCAGCACGTGTTTCAAGGTAATTGAGCAATGCTACTTCTGCTCTTGCATTCAAGAATGATGTTCGATGTTTGTCTCCTTTTCCGAATAAATAAATTTCTTTTAGAACAAAATTAACATCATCTCTATTCATTCTTTCACATTCTGTAACTCTGCAACCGCTACTGTAAAAGAATTCAATCAACGCCCTATCCCTGATTGTTTCACAAGCATTGCGAAGTCTTTCCATTTCTACGGCGCTTAATGTTTTTTTCTTCTTTCGTTCATATTTAATTCTACTGACATTTCTGCAAGGATTTTTGTCTATGTACCCTTCATTTGTTGCCCACTCCAGAAACGCATGAATTGCAGCTCTTCTACTATCAAGTGTTCTATTGCTAAGATTCCTTTTCTGCTGAATCTTATATAAATATACGCGGATATCATTTGTGGTAATTGCTTTTATGTCTTTATTCATTGCCAGGAAAAAGTCTTTCAGATACAGATTATAAAGCTCTAATGTCTTTACACTTAATCCTTCTATTTTCCTTGTGGCAAAATAAATTTCATAGAAGTCTGGCAGATATCCTTCGTATATTGTAAGAGAAGTATCACGTTTTTTTACATCATAATCGTCAATAAAAATAGTCAACTGTTTGAATACAATTTTTAATGAGTCCTCATCCAGCTTGTCCGCAATAGTTGTCATAAAAGTGCTTACAAATTGTTCTTTCATAACAAACTCCTCCTTGCACTACACAAAGGTAAGAGTCTATGTTATAATAATCACGTACCTTTGTGTACATTGGGTGGAGCTGAGCTTTTTGATTGGTAGTCTGGAGTTCAGCTCCTTCTTTATTAAGTTGAATTTATTTTTTCTTTTCTATAATCACCCGATCTCCTTCTATTTTTACGATCACTGTTCTATTTTCTCTTGTAACTCCAAGTGCTTTGATTGCTGCCGCTGGTACTGATAATTTATATCCAACTGAATATTTACCAGCACCACCTCCAGCTTTTGTAAAAATTATGTTTCTTTCTATTTCCATTTCATCCTCCTAAATATAAGGTACTAATATTTCTATTATTAGATTAACATATTAGTACCTTATATTCAAGATTTTTTCATTATTTTGCTAGAAAGTTTGTTACTTTTTTAATACTGAATCATAAAAACATCTCAAACCAGTCAAGGAACGATTTTGCATCTTCAATCTTTACATAT